TGACCTCCACCTTTTTCACTAAATTCTTGTACCCAAAATTCTGTAAAGTGTAAGCTGTGGTTTTGTAAATTAAATCCTTGCCAATCTAAAAACTCATAAGATCGTTGACCTATAAATTGAACTAAGTCTTTTACTTTAGGATCATTAGAAAAACTTTCGCTATGTTTAGATAAACCAAATGTACCTATATCTTTCTTCCATTTAGGTTCATTTTTTAATTTATCTTTTAAAAGTTTTTCTGCTTTCTTAATATATTTATCTGTTACTTTATTTGCGTTTTTCAAAAACATGGGTGCTTCTGCAATCCATATTGGTGTTTGAAAATAAAATGCAGATTTAAAATCTACATGGTTTTTGTTTTGTTTATTACTTCCGCCTTGTATCATATTATTTAAATGGATAGCCAAGATTCCAAATGACTAAACTATTCCTTTCTCCTTTGGTTACTGGTTTAACTCTATGCCAAACAAAAGAAGGAAATACAACAAGACTACCTTTGGGTAATATTTCTGTACAAGTTCTCATATTTGGTTTTTTATCAGGATCTTCATTCCTTAAATCAAACTCTAACTCTCCACCTTTATATTCTTTTGGGTCTGTCAAAGTTACAGTTACAGATAATTTTCTTATTTTACCTTTTGTTGGACCTTCTTCCATGTAAGGCTTATCCCAACTATCACAATGCCAATCATAGTATTGACCTTTTTTATATATAGTAAATTGACAAGATTCAGAATGATCCCAGTCATAATTCCAACCTGCATTTTTATTTGCCATATGAACATAAGGTTGTATTTCTTTATAGATCCATCTGTCATTCATCCATATAATATTTGAATCTCTTTTCTTTTGTAAATCTTTTATTTCATCTTTATCAAGAGGTTGTTTATTTAAATCTCTATCTCTACCAAAGCCACCTGTAATAGCCATAATCTCTCTGTTCTTTTCTGCCTTACCATACTTAACAATAAGATCACATATTCTTGGTGGTATTGCAGATTGAAAGTACCAATAGTAATTAGATATATTCATAATTAATAGTTAATATAACATTCAGTTGTTTAGAATTATTCTTAGTTATAAAGTATTTCTGTGTAGCAGGAAACATATAGAAGTGATTGTTATGCACAGGTAAATGCCATGTTCTATTTTTTCTTCTGTTATCATCATATTCAATAACAAGTTCACAAGAATCTTTAGCACAATCTAAAACATAGATTAATGTATAATCAGGTGAGTTTCTTAAATCTACAGGCTCTATATTATATCTAAGAAAAGATTGTTCTTTAGGATGAAATACATTACCATGTTGTGATTTTTCAATTAAAGTAAATTCATGTTCTACTCTAATATTATCTCTAATATAATCTTTAAACCATTGTAAGGGTTGTGAAAAAGGCACTTCATAATCTTCGTATGAATATGCTTTTAAATTTGTATTGATTCTTTTTTGATCTATAAAAGATTTAATAATATCGTTTTTAATCTTTTCTCTATTAATTTCAAAACCTTTAGGAAGATCAACAGAGCCATGAATTAAATTAATTTCAGACAGTACCACCTTCTGCATAAATTATTTTTCTATTTTATTCCAACTCCCATTATCTTCATCCCATTGATAAACATGAGTTAGTTCTTCACCCTCTTCTAATTCAGGTGCATCACCTATTGGTGACTGCCATCTTGCTTCTGTTGTATTAAGAACCCAACTAGCATAAGGTTTTTTAGGTAAAAACAAATCATTGTCCTCATCATAAATCATACCTATACCAGCATAATTACCTCTTAAAGGTGTTCCGCCATTTTTATGTTGTCCGCCAGATGTATTGTAAGATGTTTTAACCCAATGAGGATAGTTGTGTATTCTTTCTAAGAATTGTCTGCCAACTTCTTCATCTTCAACACCATCAGCATTTTGACAATCTTTATCAGCTACAACATGAACTGCTATAACTTTACTATTAATTCCTAATTTTGCATAATGTGCCATAATGTTCTCCTTATATGTTATTTGTTAAAGTTTGTAAATTCATTAATTCTGGAATTTATATCTTATTAGTACTATTCCTGATCCACCATTAGCACCAGCTCCACCACCTCCAGCTCCGCCTCCTGAACCACCTCCAGTATTAGTTGTACCAGCAGTTGCTGCACCTGAATCTGAACCAGCACCACCACCTCCTGAACCTCCAACTCCTTTTGGACCATAAGGTGAATAGTTACCGCCACCTCCACCACCTGAAAAATATCTTACTGATGGGGTAGGACCAGTTGTACCTGCACAAGAAACCGCTAAAGATGGAGAAAGAAAAGAACCTACACCTCCTGCACCTGAAACCTGTGGACTTGCTTGACCAGCTGTACCAGCAGCTCCTGCTCCACCTCCTCCTCCTGAAGCTAAACCTGATGGATTTGGTACACCAAGTCCTCCATTTTGACCTTGTGGTGGAGAAACAGGTGGTGTATTTCCTGAACCAGCAGCTTGACCTCCAGGTACACCTCCACCGCCTCCTCCTCCTGAACCACCATTTAAAGCTGGATTACTTGCTGTAGCACCACCTCCACCTCCACCTGTTGATGTTATTGTTGAAAAAATTGAATTAGCACCTGATGTTGAAGCAGGATAACCTGGACTACCTGTTGATCCAGTACCACCACCTCCAACTGTAATTGGAAAAGTTGCAACAGATGCTGTTATACCTGTTGGATTTATAAGTGGCGACATTGTTGGTGCAGGTAGAGAATATCCATTTGAAACTCTAAATCCTCCTCCACCACCTCCACCACCTGCATCTGATCCACCTCCTCCACCACCTGCTATTACTGCATAATCAATTGTAGTTGAACCACTTGGAGTTCCTGCATCTGTTACTTGAAAACATCCTGATGATGTGAATGTATGAATTTTAAAATCTCCTGAAGTAGTTATTGTACCGCCTGTAGCAGTAACATAACTAGTTCCTTGAACTGTTGAATCTGTGTTAACATTTAACCAACCTCTTGTTGAATCTGCATAAATTAAAGTTATAGATTGACCGTCTGTTGATAAAGTACCATCAAGACATAAACCTGCTATTTTAGAACCACCTCTGCCAACTGTTACTGCATTTGAATCAAAAGTGTTTGCGTAATCTTTTATTGCAACAATATCACCTACTGTAGGTGAAGAAGGTAAATTAATTGTTATTGCTCCTGAAGTTGTATTTAAAAAAAATCCTTTACCACTTGTAGCGGTAACAGTGCCTGGACTATTTGTATAAATAGTCGAACACCAATTAACTGAACCAGCTCTACCAAAACCTGTTTGTGTAGCACCACAAGCTAAAGTTACTGCTGTGCCTGGTCCACCTAATGTAAGTGTGCTTCCTGTTCTTTTTTCTATTTTATCTACTTTAATTGTACTCATAATTTACCTATTGAAATTTATATCTTATTATTACTATACCTGAACCACCACTATTTCCTGGAATATAAGGTGCTCCATAATATCCTGTTGATCCTCCAGCTCCCCCACCTGTATTAGCTGCTCCATTTGTAACAGGTGTTTGTGAAGCATTTGGATAAGATCCTGTGCCACCACCACCATCACCACCAGCTATTCCTGCTGGAAGTGCAGGTGAAGGAGAAGGTCCTACAGCTCCTGAACTTCCACCTCCTGCTCTTGCAGTTGGTGTTCCATTAATTGAACTTGTAGCTCCGTCACCTCCGTGACCATTACCATCTGTACCACCAGCTTCAGCAGCACCACCTCCACCACCGCCATAACTACCATTAGCACCTGTTTGACCAGCATTTCCTTGTGGTGGACTTACTGGAGGTGTATTTCCTGCTCCCCCTGGATAACTTCCTGATGCTTCTGATCCACCACCACCAGACCCTCCTGCTTGTCCTGGTTTTCCTGGAGCAGGTCCTTGTGAACCTCCCCCTCCTCCACCAGCAGAAGTTATTGTGCTAAATATTGAATTACTTCCTGGAGCTACTGTAGCAGGATAAGATGCACCAGCACCACCTGCTCCTATTGTAATAGGGTAAGTTGTGCTTGCTGTAACTGTTAAAGCTGAACAAGGAGTCGCTGCTAAAGGAGATGCAGTATAAGGGTCTGTTGAATGTTTTCCTTCTCTATATCCTCCTGCTCCACCTGCTCCTGATTGGTCTTGACCACCAGCTCCACCTCCTGCTACCACCACATACGAAACTTTATTATTGGCTGGAGTTGGTGCTGTACAAATTACAAAATTTGCATCTGCATTAAACGTATGAATTTTATAGTCACCTGAAGTTGTTACTGTTCCACCTGTAGCTGATATAAAAGTTGGAACACCTGATACGTTTAAAGTGGCATCATTAACTTGTTTCCAACCTCTAGTGCCATCTACATAAACTAATGTAATGGCTGCTCCTTCAGTAGATACTGAACCATTAAAACAACCTCCATTAATTTTTGATCCGTTTCTACAAATAGTTAAAGCGTTACAAGCAAACGTAGAAGCATAATCTGAAAAAGCTACAATGTCACCCGCTGAAGGCGAACTTGGAAGGGTAACTGTGATACCTCCTGAAGTAGTATTTATAAAATAACCATTGCCTGAAACAACTGTTAAAGGACTTGTCTTTGCTGTTGTACACCAGTTGACTGTTCCTGTTCTTCCCATACCTGATGTAGTTGCTCCACAAGCAACAGCAACAGTTTGTCCTGAAGAACCAATCGTAATTGTTGATCCACATTTTTTAATGATGTTAGAACCATCTGATGTTTTTTGTATGTTATCTACTTTAATTGTACTTGTCATAATTATTGAAATTTATATCTTATTGCTACAAATCCTGAACCTCCTGAACCATTTGGTTGAACACCTGGATTAGCTATTCCTCCTCCACCTCCACCTCCAGTATTTGCAGTTCCTGTTGTTGCTTGAGTGCTTGGGTACACACCTCCTGTTCCACCTCCACCTGCTCCTCCTGTTTGTGCCGCAGTTGGTGATGCTGGTGGTTGATTACCACCTCCACCTCCTCCAGCAAAATATCTTCCTGTACTTGGTCCTGGTGTTCCATAACTTCCTGATGTAGGTCCAAAAAAAGCTGTTGCTATTGGTGATCCTGCTCCACCTACTCCTGGTGCTGATGGTTTACCTTGAAAACCTACTGCTGCAGCTCCGCCTCCTCCACCGCCTGAATAATTTCCACCACCATCTCCACCATTATTACCTTGAGGAGGACTAACTGGAGGAGTGTTTCCTGCACCTCCACTTCCTGGAGCAGTTTCAGCACCACCTCCTGAACCTCCTGCTCCACCATTTCTTACATTTGGTCCACAAGGACTTTCTGATCCTCCTCCACCTCCACCAGCAGAAGTAATTGTACTAAAAACTGAATTTGCTCCTGCTGAACCTCTTGCTCCTGGTGAGGCAGATGCTCCTCCTCCTGCTCC